AGTACTACGATGAAAGCGACACTAAGGCATGTGGTACTATCTCATATCTTCTATGGGGTGGCAAAGCAGGTAAGCGTTGGTCTGAAAGCAAGTTAAAAGAATTAGGCGAAATAGAGTTAGAATCTATGGTAGTCAACGAGAACATAGCTATCATTGACGATCGTGTGGCTTTTAACACCAAAGAGAAAGCCTTAGAGATAGCTAAGGACTTAGGTTGTGAGGGTTTTCATGAACACGAGTTTGAGGGGCAAACATGGTATATGCCTTGTGAGTTTCACAAAAAAGAAGATATGGCTTACCACAAATGCCCAAAGGGGTATAAGAAAAAAGATGGTAAGTGTGTAAAGATGGCTGAGGTTGGCGAACGTGGTGGTATAAGACGCTCAAAGAAAGCACCTAAGTCAGACACCCCAAACCCAAACCCAAAAGGTAAAGGTACAGCCAAAGGCGATGCATCTACAACAAGGGGCGCAAAGGTATCCAAAAAAGATGAAGCTACCCTTAAAAAAAAGTCAGACGATTTCAATGAAAGATACAAAGACAAATTAGGCTATGGTGTAAACGTAGGTATGCTTAAAGCTGTGTTTCAACGTGGTTTAGGTGCATTTAATGTATCACACAGCCCAAGAGTAAAAAGTGCTTCACAGTGGTCTTTTGCTCGTGTTAATGCGTTTTTGTATTTAGTTAAAAATGGCAGACCTCAGAATCCTAAGTACACAGGGGATTTTGATCTGTTACCAAAAGGACATCCAAAAAAAAATAAATAATTATGAGTATAAAGAATGTAAGTAAGATGCTATTTAGCAATCAGGAAAGAGTTGATTTATCTTCTATAAAAGAATTAGATAGACTTTCACAAGACGTTAAAGAGGTTACTAATTTTTTTGAAGATGCATTACAAAGAGCAGAAAAAGCAAAACAAGATGTCAAACAAGCTATAAAAGGCAGAACACAACAATCGATAAATTTGCTTACTGCAATAAGAGATGTAAAAAACAAAGCAGAAGAGTTAGGTGTTAATGTAAATGTTAGTAAATACGAAAATATATTAGATGTTTACTATAAAATGGCTGACAAAGTTGATGCCTTTATTAGATAAAAATGCCTAAACGAATAGACTACATAAAAGTATTAAAGCCAAAGGTACGCAGAAAGGGTGTACACGCTAAAACCAAAATGAGTAGCATTAAAGGTTCAAAGCTATATAAGAAAAAATACAGAGGTCAAGGAAAATGATTAGACGACTGAAACGATTTATCACACCATCAAGGACAAGCCCTAAGTCATCAAGGCGTGGGTGTTTATGTGAGGATAATACATATCACGTTAAGTGTTGTGATGGCTCATTGAGAGCGCAAGGGATAGGAAAGGTTTAATAAAAATTCTAATATAAAAACAATGAATAAAAAAGTAATGCAAAAAATCGTTTCTATCGAGAAACAAGAGCTGTCTGCTGAAAAGATAGAGTTAGGATTGCAAGACGATATGACAAAATTAATTAGTGATACTGATAAAGTAGTTGCAGATGTGGAATTGATATCAGATTCAGCTCAAAGAGCATTAAATATAGCAAAAAGTTCAGGTAGAAATATAAATTCATTAATAAATAAAATTGAAAGTAAACTTAATGAAGTAGAATCAGCAGCAAAAGAATTAGGCGTAGATGCAAGGAATATAAAAGGATATGATAAACTTAGTAGAATATCTAAACAAGTATTAAAAAATTATGATTCTTATGTGCAAAGAGCTAATAAAAATTTAAGAACTTTAATAATGAGTTAATAATACTTAACAAAAATACAAATTAAATTTTAAACACGTTATATAGTTATGAAAGCGACAGAAATTCTAAGTAAAATCAAAACCTATCTTGGGGAAGATACTGCTGACATTGTAGAAAATGTCGAGCAAGACCAAGAGGTTAAAGTAGAGTTAGCACAAGCGAAACTCGATAACGGAACTGTCCTTGAAGCAGAAGCGTTTGAATCAGGCAAAGAAATCTTTATCCTTACAGACGATGAGAAAGTGGCTGTTCCTGTTGGCGAATACCAAATGGAAGATGGTCAAATCCTTGTCGTTCAGGAAGAGGGTTTGATTGCTGAAATTAAAAAAGCAGAAGCCAAAGAGGAAGAAGAAGTGGAAGCATCTGAGGATCAAGTTGAAGAGCAACTTGAAGAGGAAGAGGTGGAAGCTAAGTATGCTACTAAAGAAGAGTTAGCAGAAGTGAAATCATTGGTTGAGGAAATCAAAGCGATGATTGAAAAGAAAGAGGAAATGAGCGAAGTAGAAGAGCAAGTTAAAGAGGAACTATCCGAAACACCTGCTGCTGAAGCAATCACTCATAACCCTGAGCCACAACAAAAAGTTAATCTAAAGTTTGCTAAAAACAGAAAACTAAGCACTTTGGATAAAGTAATGAATAAAATTGTTAACAGTTAAATTTAAATAAAAATGCCAAATCCGACTATTACAGGTTCAAGTTACAGCGGACAATTTGCAGGAAAATATATCGCTGCAAGTTTGTTCTCTGCTAAAACTTTAGATGAGGGTGGAATCACAATTCTACCTAACATCAAATTTAAAGCTGCCATGAAAGTAGGTGCGTTCTCAAATCTTATACGCTCTGCTGATTGCGACTTTGATTCAACTACATCAGGTCTTACTCTAACTGAGAAAGTCTTGACACCAACTGAATTGCAAGTTAACTTACAGATTTGTAAAAAAGAACTGCACTCTGATTGGGAAGCTGCTCAAATGGGCTTTTCTGCTTTTGATGAGCTACCACCATTGTTCTCTGACTTCGTTATCGCTCGTGTAGCTGCTGAGGTTGCACAAGCTACTGAAACTTCTATATGGTCAGGAAGTGCAGGGGAAGGTAATTTTGATGGTCTATTCACGCTTGCAGGTGCAGACTCAGATGTAGTCGATGTATCAGGTATTGCTATCACTTCTTCAAATGTTATCGCTGAGATAGCTAAAGTTGTTGACGCTATACCAAGTGGTGTGTATGGATCAGATGATTTATTTATCTATATCTCATCGCATATCGCTAAGCAATATATTGCTGCTCAAGCTGCATTAGGATATCGTGAGCTTTACAACGTAGGGCAAACTGAGATGAACTTCCAAGGTATCCCATTATTTGCAACTAAAGGTCTTGGCGACAACGCTATGATGGCTGCTCGTAAGTCTAACCTTTACTTTGGAACAGGATTGCTTGACGACAGAAACGAGGTCAAAGTAATTGACATGGCTGATATTGATGGCTCACAAAACGTAAGAATTGTGATGCGTTACACAGCAGGTGTACAAATAGGGGTGGGAAGCGATACAGTGCTGTACTCTTAATAAATAATTGTCTAACTTAAAAGGGGTGGGTAAGCCGAGTGCCTACCTACCCTTTTTTATTAAAATAAAATAATATGGCATGTGCAGTAACAAACGGACGTAGTTTACCATGTAAGAGTGGTGTCGGTGGAATAAAGTTTGTCTTTATCGCCCCCTATACTACGACCACAAGAGATCTTGTTGTTGATACTGATGGCGATGTTACTTTAGATGGTTCGGTCAATTTTTTTAGATACGATGTTAAAGGCAACTCATCACTTGAAACAACAATAAATTCAAGCAGAGAAAATGGTACAACTTTTTATGAAAGTGCGTTAAACCTTACTCTGACTTTTTTAGATAAAGCGACACAAGAGCAAATCAAGCTCTTAGCGCATGGACGACCACAGGTTGTCGTTCAAGACTATAATGGTAATAACTTTTTAGTAGGTAAAGAGCATGGCGTAGAGGTTACAGGGGGTACTATCGTAACGGGGTCAGGAATGGCTGAGTTATCAGGCTTTACTCTAACAATGACAGCTCAGGAAACATCACCACCATTTTTCTGTACTGCTGCACCTACTGATGATTCAGTTAGCCCAATTAATCCTACGCCTTAATATATTTTTTGTATATTTGCGTATAGTTTTTTCATTAAGTTTGGTTTAGTTAAATATGGGGGGTGTAAAAGCCCCCCTTTTTTATATATTAATTTTTTTTTGTATATTTGTATTGTATAACATTAAAATTTAAAAAATGAAAAATCTCACAAAACTTCAATCTCAATATATTTCAGATTGCAAAATGCTTCAAGCTATCGGTGTTGATGATAGTTTGTTTGATGGTTTGTATTTAGAACAAGTAAAACATTTAAAAACAAAAAAAAAGAGGAAAAAATAAGTGTCAAACAACAACACCCTACGGGGTGTTTTTTATTACACAAAATTTAGAATCTATACGTTATATAAGTATGCATATATTGACAACATCGACAGGTTCTCAAAGTATAGATGTAATACCACGCAGGGCTGTATCAGGTGCATTGTCAATGTTTGTAAGAAACGAATCAACAAACTTAGTTACTGAATATACAGCAGACCAAGATTGGGATACATATACAGCTACGTTTAGTGGTTCACAAGTAGAGTGGGATGGCAGTGGGTTTTCGTTTTCAGAGGGTTCTACTTTTTTAAGAATAAATAACAAATACACCCTTACAGAAGATACATACTATTCTTTTGTATTGCAAGATACAGTAGGTAAGATATTTAAGGGTATGATGTTTTGCACAAATCAAACGATAGACCAAAGTACAAACTCATACTATCAGATAAACAAAAACCAATACGTATCACACTCTGCTGACAACGAGTTTATTATACTATGATAAAGCTAACTACATCAACTGATGCTCAGACCATAAAGGTTATACCACGCTCGTATGCAACAAGTGTCAGTATGGTATTTAGGGATGATTCTACAAACACATCAGTTACATACACATCATCTGCTACCACCAATAAAAATCACTTAGTTATCAGTCAAGCCGTTGCACTCAAAGAGGGTAGGTTTTATGATTTAACAATAAAAGAGGGTACAAGCGTTATATATAAAGACAAAGTGTTTTGCACAGATCAAACAGTTGACCAAGACACGAATAACTATTATACAGTCAATCAAGGCGAGTACACAACAGAAACGACCTACGATAACGATTATATTATATTATGAAAAACGATTTAAGAATAGTCAATTTAAGTACATACACAAGCCCTGTTGTAAAAGAGGTGCGAAATCGTGAGTGGGTTGCCTATGGCGATGACAACAACTACTTTCAATATCTTATTGACCTTTACAATGGTAGCCCAACTAACAACGCTTGTGTAACTGCAATAAGCGAGATGATATATGGCAAAGGTTTAGATTCTACCGATAGCAATAGGAAGCCAAATGAGTACGCACAGATGGTGTCTTTATTTACACATGATTGTGTTCGTAAAGTATCGTATGATTTAAAACTTATGGGGCAATGTGCTATGCAAGTGATTTACTCTAAGGATAGAAGTAAGATTGTAAAACTTGAACACATACCTGTTGAAACACTACGAGCTGAAAAGTGCAACGACAAAGGCGAGATAGAAGCGTATTTTTACTTTAACGATTGGACTAAGTATAAACGTAGTAGTGAACTTAAAAGAATCCCTGCTTTTGGTACATCTAAAGAGGGCTTAGAGATTATGTACATCAAACCTTATAGAGCAGGGTTTAAATACTATTCGCCTGTTGATTATCAAGGTGGCACACAATACGCAGAGTTGGAACAAGAAATATCAAACTTTCATCTTAACAATGTTCTTCAAGGTCTCAGTCCGTCCATGTTGATTAACTTCAACAATGGCACACCTGACCCTGAGCAAAGAGATTTGATTGAAAGACGTATTTACGAAAAATTTAGTGGGTCAAGCAATGCAGGCAAGGCAATCGTAGCTTTTAATGATGATGCAGCAACAGCTGCTACAATAGAACCAATACAATTATCTGATGCTCATCAACAATACGAATTTCTGAGTGCTGAGAGTGGCAGAAAAGTCCTCGTTTCCCATAGGGTAGTGTCCCCCATGCTTTTAGGAATTAAAGACAATACAGGGCTTGGAAACAACGCAGACGAGCTTAAAACAGCTACCTTGCTAATGGATAACACAGTAATTAGACCATTTCAGCGTTTGCTTATAGAACACTTTGACCAAATTCTTGCCTACAATGGCATCTCGCTTAATCTATACTTTAAGACCTTACAACCTTTAGAGTTTACTGACCTTGACAATGTAGCCGATATGGAAACACGAGAAGAGGAAACAGGTGTAAAGATGAGCAAAGATGATTCTGATTTAGATAAGTTTATTGATAACGATATAGCACAGGCATTGATAGACTTAGGTCAAGATGAGGAAGAGTTATTAAAAGACTTTGAGGTTATTGATGGTAGTGAAGTAGATTACGAATTAGACGATGAGCTAAACAACAAAGTTAAAGAGCTTAACGAACAAGTGCAACTTGCAAGCACAGGAAGTGCAAAACCTTATAGAGAAAGTGATCAAGATGGTAAGTCAAAACAAAAAGGTCAAGAGGACACTATATTTTTAGTTAGGTATATGTACTACCCACAAAAGGTAAATAAAAATTCAAGAGAGTTTTGTAAAAAAATGGTTGCTGCTAAAAAAGTATATCGAAAAGAAGATATACAAGCTATGACGAATAAAGTAGTCAACGCAGGGTTTGGTAAAGGTGGTTCTGATAGCTATTCGGTTTGGTTATACAAAGGTGGTGCAAGATGCCAACACAAATGGTTTAGACGTATCTACGCTCGTAAAGAAGATTCAAAAAGTTTAGGTAAAGTGATAAGCACAACAGAAGCAAGAAGCAAAGGGTTTAGACCTGAAAAAAATGCACAAAAAACACCTGTTGCACCTAAAGATATGAAGTATAAAGGTTATACAGCAGCTTATTGGAAGAAAATGGGATTTAAAAACTAAACATGGCAACAGCACTATTCATATCACGTACAGACCTTGTAAAGAACAGTATTATTGATGGTAATACTGATACAGATAAGTTTATACAATTTATCAAGATTGCACAAGAAATAGAAATACAAAACTATTTAGGTACTGATCTCTACAATAAGATTAGCGCAGATATCATAGCAGGTACGCTGTCAGGTAACTATTTAAGTCTTGTTAATGATTATGTACAACCCATGCTTATATGGTGGGCGCAAGTAAACTACCTACCCTATGCTGCGTATCAAATTAAAAATGGCGGTGTGTTTAAGCATACATCTGAAAACGCAGAAAGCGTAAGTAAGTCTGAGGTTGATTACTTAGTAGCTAAGGCACGAGATACAGCCGAGTATTACACTCGTAGGTTTATTGATTATATGAGTTTTAA